TCAATGTGATTCCTACAAGCCTCTTGAACTACGGTGCGGACATTGGCAACGGCCAGTCCAACGCTTACAACTACATGGTGCTTGTGGCGATGGGTTGCCGTCAGGAAAACAAACCGGTCATTATGCCTGGGCAGACTGCGCTGCCGATTGTGACCAGTGAAAACGTCTCCGCGTCGATTATGAACTTCCGTACCGAATACATCTTCGGCGGGCCAATGTTCATGCACTACGGCGGTGCGTTCATTCTGGAATTCAGCCAGGCGGCGTAAGGACCGATGGACCCCACGGCATACCTGGCCGAGCTGAAAAGGCGCTTGCAGAACCCTTCTGTCAGCGACGAAGCCTTGACCGTGTATATCGTGGCTGCAGGGCGGGACGTAAACCCCGCCCTGTATTCCGCGTCTGACTATGACGCGCAAATTCTCGATACCGCCTGCCAGCTTCTGGCGATTGACAACAAGTTCCCTGAGATCCAGTCAGTCAGCTCGCAAGGCGTTTCTACTTCATTTTCTTCGAACGACCCCGAGCGATACCGCCGCCGAATTGCGAGCCGCCGCGCTGCGGCCTGGATGAAATAGCCGTGGGCGACATAACCAGAGACCTGCTCTCCTACGCAATCGGCCGCAATGTGGTTGAAAAGGTGGTTCTTATTACTCTGCTTTCGCAACCGTCTGCCGACGATGACGGTTCATTCACGTTTTACAAAGAAGAGATTGAAGCTGACGCGCGCGTTGTTGCGCTTACATCTTCGGAAATCCAGAGACTGCGGGAATCCGGAATTACTTTGAACCGCGGCTTTTCGGTGGCGCTGGTAGGTGAACGCCAGAAGGCCCCGGACCAGGTGCAGCGCGCGGACGGTACGTTGTTGAAGGTCACCGCGTACACAATTGAAGAAGGCGCCAGCGTGTTTCTGTGTGACGCGCCCCCGCTAGGTGCTGACGGTGTGGCCTACGGCTCGGGGTACTCGTCTTCATGAGTTTCACCCCGCAGACATTGCAGGAAAAGTACTACGCAATCAATGCGGCGTTGAACGCTTTTTTGAAAGCGAAGGGCGTCCGGTGCCCGGTCATTAAGTACGGCATAGACCCGGCAACGCTCAAAGACAATTCAAAAGACCAGACAAACAGCCGATACCCGTATTTTCAGAGTTTCATTTTGAACCCGAAGGCCACCGCCTGGACCAGCGACGGCGGCGGGGTTTATACACGGTTTGAATATCAGCTCTCTTTTTTCACGTCGCCGGAAAATGAGATTGAAAACGATGCGGCGCTTTTCCTGCCGTTCAACCTTGCGCGCGTTGCGTTATCTGACGTTAACCTGCAGGTGCTACGCAGAGTGTCCGGCGGGGAATCTCTGTTTATCGCAGACCTGTTAGACCTGCAGGAAAAAACCGATTTTAGCATGGTGTCCGGTGCCCCGGTTCCCACGGGGGTTTTGCTCGCTAAGTTTGCCACGGTTTGCGGGTACCCCGTCCACTTCGACGGCCCCGGAATTTCTACAGACCTTGATTTTGCACTTGAATTTACAAACGAATAAGGAGAACTAGCGAAAATGTCAAACGCTCAATTTATCACTATCCAATCGGTAGCCACACAGGGCGCGCTCCCCGCGCTGACCCGGTCACTCCTGCTTGTCACACGCGAAGAAGTCACCGGATACACACCAGACCCCGAGACCGGGCTGATCAAAATCAACAGCACCGATGAAGACACTTTTGCCACGCTGAACCCTGACAGCCTGGGCCTGATCAACGCCCTTCGGGTAGTGTTCGGACAAGACTATTCCTATTCCTACGTTTACATTCTGTCCGCTCCTGACGGTGTGACTTCTGCACTGCTCAACAACGCGAACCGGAACAAACGGGATTGGTCTATCATTTCTTACGTTGACCGCTACAACGGCGGATACGCCGGCACACAGTACAACTACTTTGTAGACCTCGAAGTAATTTCCGAATGGGGCGTCAGGTCTCACCGCAAAGTTGTTTTGCATACGTACTGGTTAGAGGAAGGTGATGACCTGCCGGCCAAGTTACAGCTTGGCGGCTCGATCAATTCAGACGCGGGCTTTCTGACGATCGTCAGCAACTCAAAGTCAACCATTCTTGGGCAAACCGTGTATGACAATATTGCCATCGCATGGGCGTCCTACTGTATCAACGGCCCGGAAGTTTCCCGCTCCTGGGGTTCCCTGTCCGATGCGCATGACTTCGCGTTTTTGGACTCGGACACGTACACAAACGCCACGCGGTCAGTCATTGCGAATAACTCCCTGGCACAGTACAATGGCGCGAAAGACCTTGCAAACTCGCTCTTTGTGTATGACACACAAATGAACAGTGACGTCAACCCGCCAGACACAAGCCAGATTGAAACGGTTCTGGCCGGTGACTACATCGAAGACTATGCCTATGTGCTTCTGCACAACACGCTGCAGGCCGCCGGGCAGACTGGTGTGCCGAATGATGATGGCGGTATTCAGACAGTCCTGGGAATTGTGCGCAAGGCGCTGAAAGACTGTTTCGCGCTGAACCTGATTCTCGGGAAAGCTGACGGCTCGCCTGATTTCTCGGCCGGGGCTCTGACCGCCGAACAGGTAACCGTCCGCGCGCCAACGTGGCAGGCCACGGGCATTTGGCCCAGCGGCACCGTCTACGCGTCAATCAAACGCTTTGGCGCTGCGCATTACATCACTATTAATTTCGTTTACCCGTAAGCGGATAACGACAAAACAGGAGAATAGAAAATGTCCAGCTCAATGTCTTTTGCAACAATCATCGCCGTCTTTACACCGAAGGCGGCCGGGTTTTCACCGATCACTTATAAGGCGGACGTATTCCTGAATGAAGAAGAATGCATCTCAGAACCGCAACCGGACAGTGAACGCGCGCGGTACTTCGCCGCGAATGACGGAAACAACGGTCAGTACATAGACAAATACGCAACCGCCGGCAAGCGCGACATTTCGCTTTTCGATTCCCCGGAAGCAGACAAGCTGGTCAAGTGGGCGCTGTCAAATCCTCAGCCTATGTTTGACTGTGCAGTCACGTACAAGCGCAATGACCAGGACGATTCTCAGGTCAGAACGCAGTTGCACGAAAACTGTAAAATCTACAACCACCCGGTGCGTACGGTTTCCAATGACGTAGCCACGTTGAAATTTTCTATGCACTACGGAAAGCTTTCTGTACTGGATGCGGCTGGAAGCCCGGTATAAAAGGCGGTTAACGTGAAGGTTTTTGACAGACTCATTCGGGTATCCAAAGAGGGGATTCGAGAAAAACTCTTTGACGTAGACGTATCGAAGCTGTCAAAAAAGGAACTGAAGAAAGTTCAGCCCTTCCTGCCCACAGAGGAAGAAGCGGACTTCATGACCGTTTACCGGTCGCACATGCCGGAACTTGCCCGCCTGCAGCGCAAAATGTCGGTCTGTCTGGATGTAGAAGTTACGGAACTCGAAGAAGACAAGATTTCTTACAAGTTCGGCTGGAACACCTACACCCTGACAGACCCCGCCGATTCGTTTCTAATGTGCCAGGCACTGGAGAAAGGAATTTTGCAGGCGGTGGACGCTATGGCCCGCGCGGGGTGCATCCTGAAAAACGGTGAAGCTGTAACCGATTTGAAAACCGGGTTCAAGGTGGATGAGCTGGCGTTAATCAAACGCGTTGCGGACAAGTTTTTTTTTCAAATTTTCTTGGTCTAGTAGATGCAGAGACAGGGCGCACACTGGCAATTGGAATTGACCCGATGGAACTGGTTTTGCACAAACAGGTCAGCATTACAGAGCTAGGCCGTCTAACGTTTAACCAGACCCGCCGGCTATACTCCCGTTGGGTTGAGCGATTCACGCGGGGGCTTCTGTGAACACCCTCGAAATTCTAAAGCTAGGTATCAAAGGGGCTGACCTTATTGTCAGCACCCTCAAGAAAATTCAAGAAGAGAAAAAGAAGTTTTCGCGCCCTGCGGAAACACGCGTCAGCCTGGGCAAATCGGACGCGGCCCCGTCAGGCGCCGACCTTGCGCGGGACAGGTACGCGACAGCCCCCGCAGAACCGCCGGAGAAAGCCGACCGCGCAGAGCAGAAGAAAACAAAAGAAGAAACCACAGCTGCGGAACGCTGGCAGAAAGCCGGGCAGGCCGCGAATACGATTTTTCAGGGTGCAGCGTCTCTGTCCACGTCCGGGCTCATTTCATCCATCGGGCAGGCCCTCAGTCAAATTACTATCCCTTTCGTCGGTGCCGCGTTAGGCGTTGCCGTTACTATGGCGAACTCCGCGCTGACGTTCAAAGACAAAATCAAATCCGCCGCCCAGGACTGGGCTGATACCACGGATGCGCAGAGCACGGCGGCGTTCTGGTCACGCGGGGACAGTCAATTTTTGCGCGCGGGGGATACCAGTAGAAAAGGCCGCAGTGACATTTCTGTAGCAGAGCAACGCGGTATCATGGAAACGCTCGGGCCGCAGTTCGGCCGGTTCACTACTGAATTCAAAGATGCTTTGCATACTCTGTATAACAACGGCAAGCAACAAAACTACGATGTGCGCCAGACAACCGCGCTTGCCAGCGGCAATTTTGAAGCACTTGGAACTGACCAGGGGTTTTTCATGCAGGGGATCTCTGACGCGGTGCGGCGTCTGCCCCCGTCCGCGCGGCAGGCGATCATGCCGCAGCTGTGGAGCCAGATTCCCGAAGAAGACAGGCAGAAACAAAGTGCGGAACTGACAGGAATCAGAACCGCGAATGTCGCGTTTAATGACCAGGACCGCGCGCAGTCTGCCGCCATGCTAACCGCCGGTGATGGTATGGCGGCAAATTTAAGTTATGCTTCGCAGATTCAGGGAATACAGAATAGCATAGACACCGGGCTGGCGGCTGCGGCGTCCGCGCTGATCGGCGGGTTCCGAAACATGGAGCAAGCAATCAGAATTATGGGAGACCAGAAGATGAGCCAGTCTGATAAAATCGACGCTATGCGTACCCTGTTCAAAAGCGATTAACAAAAATGGCGAATCTCACATTTGACCCACAGAACCAGCTAGGCACAGTCAGCCAGGGGATTACAGGGCTACCTGTTTTGATCAGTCTCCCTTCGCGCGTGAACCCCTTCCCCGGTTTCGTTATCGGTGTTTCTACGTCTGAGGATGCACAGACCAGTTCTCAGATAACCGGGATGCCAATCACTGACGGTGACCTGACAATGAAAAGCGCGCGGGCCCCCGGTTCATTCCGTTTTGATCTAGTGATTTCCGAAACACCTGCAGCTACTTCTCAGCAAGTAGTGCAGATCACAAAGGTAGTGCAGCAAATCGCAAACGTGGCAAGCTCCATTTTCGGCGGGTCCGTAACCGCTCCGAATCTTTCCGGCGTGTCTTCCAGTTTTGTCACGTCTCAGCTTGTGACGTTGCAAAATATGAAAGACGGCTTTCAGCCAATCTTTGCCCTCAATCTGTACATGCCGCTTAACGCTTTTTCTATCCGGTCAAGCTACCTTTCATCCAGCTGGTACATAGAGCGTTTGAGTTTCAACAAGCGCGAAGCAGAACGTGGCGTAGTGGCTACAATCACACTGAAAGAACTTCTGAACAAAACCGCGTCAGGCGGCCCCGGTGCTGTGGTTGAAAATCTGGCCAATCAACTTCTAGGACCGGGCGTGGGGTCTTCGGTAGCATCCGCAGCGCGCGCGGTAACGGGGTAACGGCATGGCGTATTTTACACGAGACACTGACGCAATCGTCCAGAAGCTCCTGACGTTTCCGAGCGTGGCGGAAAACACTATTCAAATGTTTGACTGTGTAGACGGTACGCGCGGGGGCTTTCGCATTATCACACTTGAAAACGGGTTTCGTATTTCGCAGATTTTTTCTTATGCCACCGGGCAGGCGGTGCTTCAGGGCTCCGTGTCCGTTGTGCCGAATATGGACCTTGCCGGCGGCCTGTTCTCGTCCGGGTGTTTTTGTGACCGTGACCCGCTCGACGTCGATGCCATTTTCTACAGGGTTGACTACTTGTGATTATCTTTTTCAAGCGGAGCACGGACACGAATTTTGCAACCCCGGTTGCACTTCTGGACTATACGCGGTCAGACGACCAGTACACGGAAAAAGAAATCCGCAAAGCCGTAGACCGCGCGGGAATTGAAATTCTCAACATCCCCATTAATTCGGCAGCGTTGTCGGTGTTTTCCCTCAACTATGCGGTGCGTTATAAGCACAGCGCAATCAACCTTGCCGACAGTTTGAAAACGTCGGTTAACGTAGTAATTCAGAACGCGCCGCCAGAACTTGTGACGCTGATTAATGTACAGCAATTGGTCGGTCAGGAATCTGTTCTGTCTCTGGAAAACGCTACTAAAATGGTAGTCGATGCACAGAACGTTTTCCCCTATGGTGTGCTGTTCTTTGACATAGCCGGCCCCGGTGGAACTACAATCACACTTGCCCGGAAATTCATGGTTTACGGTACGTCGTTTAACTTCGATGAACGCCGGATAAATTCCAAAATGGTGATTCGTGGCGCGTCTTTTGACTCTATGGTCATGCGGCTGAAATTCAATCTGGACATTGACAAAAAGTCTTTTCTCGTGGACCAGCTCGCTTCGAAGCTCACGCCGGCAGGGTATCAGGTCAAAGCGTCAGACACCGGCATTGCGCACCTGACGCCAGTGGTAGCCAGATATTACCCGCCGGCCCCTGTAAACAAGATCCTGGCGAATGTGTGCAGGGACAACGGGGTTCTATTTGACCTGGACGAAAAAAACAAAATCATAAAGATCCAGGGGCTCGACAGCAAAAACCCGCCTACGCTGCCGAACCCGCGCAAATTCTGTTTTCGCGGTACGCCGCCGGGAGAATGGCTTATTTCTACTTTCGCGGTGCAGGACTATGCGGGGGCGATATTCAAAACAGAGATGACCGGGTGTGAGCTTTTTGATTCCGTGGAGTTGTTCGACGATTCCCGATCCGCCGGGCTGTTTGCAACGTACCGCGCGAAGCCGGCCCCGGTCCTCGGGCTGCAGGCGTATCAATTCTATGTGCTGGAATACGAGTACCTTATTTCAGCCTGGGAAAGCTCGCTGGAAATCAAGGCTACTAACAACTGGCTGATAAGTAATTTTAGACTTGACACTCTGTTTGAAAATGCGGTGTATTCAGGGGCTAATCTATGACAGACGGTTTCCTCGCCACGGTTGACAGCTACGATGAAGCAGAGAACACCGCGACAGTCTCCCCGCTTGTTGCCGAGCTTGACGGCACTCCTCACCCGCAGATCAAAGTCAAACCCGTAGCGGGGATCAAACCCGCGTCAGGCGATACCGTTCTTGTGGTCACAATCCGAAACAACCTGAACGATGAAGAAGTCAGCCGGTATTTTGCCGCTTCCGAATCGAACGGGCGCATCATCCATGTAGTGAAGCCGGCCGGCGGCGTGTTCACGTTTAAGGGTGATTACAAGTTCATAGGGGATGTTGTTTTTGATGGCAACGTAGAAGTAACCGGGGACACCACGCTTGACGGAGACCTCACGGTCAAAGGTGACGCAGAAGTAGAGGGGGACACCACGCTTGACGGAGACCTTACGGTTAAAGGTGACGCGGAAGTGCAGGGAAGTCTGGACGTGCAGCAAAGCGCAACAATAGCGGCTAACGCTGTCGTTACTGGAAATTTGAGCGTCGGCGGGCTGCAGTCTGCCACACCGGGGAGCCCTGCGTCAGTAATTGGCAATCTTGAAGTAACCGGAAACCTGACTGTCAACGGAACCGCATTTTTAACCGGCATCTATTTCGGGAGTCACCGTCATGACTATCTAGGGCCTGTAGGCCCTGCTGTCACAGGGGGCCCGATTCCGTGATTGCACTGGATGACAACGGCAATTTTGTGACGGACGACGCGGGGCACCTGACAACAACGCGCATCCCTGGAATTCAAAACGCAAAATGCGAATTGCGGTGCATTCAGGGTTCATGGCCGGCCAATTTGTTTTTTGGCCGCAATCAGCTAATCTGGACGATTTCCCAGTCAGTGCAAGACAGAAGTCTTGATATAAACCGCGTGGCTACAAAATACGTGCAGGTTATCTCTGTAACGTACGAGGAAGACCGCGCCCGCTATAATGTACAGGTGGCATAATGCTAAACGCAGACGGAAAATACACACAGCTAACCCTCAACGATGCGCGGACTCTAGTTCTGCAAGCGGCCGCTGCTGCAGGTGTGGATGTGCCTGCGGGTAGCGTAGAAGACCAGATCAAAGAATTTCTGGCGCAAATCATGGTGCAAGTTGACGCGGCGCAATACGCTTCCATTGTAAAGCAGTTCAACCCCACCGGGTCAGACATTGACCTGCAAAACCCCGGCTTCCCCCGTCTGGCTGCCGCGTCTGCAAAAGGGTTTTTGCAGATTGTAAACGGCGGCGGCGAAAGCCTGCCATTCCCCGAAGGGACGATTTTCACGGCGCCTAACGGCAACACGTATACGAATATAAGCGGCGCGGTGACCGTGGGTGTAGGTGAGACCGGGTTTCTCAGTATTCAGTCTGTGGAGACAGGAGCAGACCAGAACCTGCCCGCAGATCAAGCTTTCACAGGCGGCCCCGGCGGCACAATTACAAACCCGCAGCCGTTGACAGGCGGCCGGGACATAGAATCAGACAGCGCGTACCTCAATCGGTTGTCCTTTTACAAATCGAATAACGTCAGCGTGCAATCCACGGTCGCTGCAAAAAAAGAACTGCTCGAAACCTACGATGCTGTAGAACTGTACGTCAATTCAGACAATGACGGCATTACTGTTCCGATTCCGATACCGCCGCAGGGGCTGAACTGTGTTATTTTGCTGGCGTCCGGTATCCACGCAGGGCCGGAAGAAATCGCCGCAGCCATCGGAATATTGACCCGGCGTTTTGAATTCGGAAACCTTAACAGCCAGGACAGTGACTTGCACCCGATCATACAGGGGTCATCATACACGGGCGTTTATCCGCAGGCGTACAGTCTGACCCCTGCGCAGGCGGTAGCGGCTACCGTTGATTGCCAGGTCAACGTGTCTTTCCCTCCCGATACACTGAGCGAAGAAAAGCAAAAACTGGCTGAAGCCTTCGCCACAGCTTTTGTGCAACGCTTGATTCGCCTTCTGTCCGGAACCGAGGGAACTTTTACTTTCGTTTTTGAACCGCTCGCAGCCGATCCGATGACTTCTACTCCTTCTGTGTCTGCAAGTGAAAACGGGCCGGTTATTGCGCCGTTTATCGCCATAGAGGCTGTGCGGTCTCTCATTGCCGGGCAGAACAACACGGGCGACAATACCGGGGTGCAGATCCTCACATGTGAAAATCTTTCCATTGAATTAGACCCGAACGAGTATGAACAGAACCCGATTTTGCTTTCTATCCACGCGCCATATGAGGGAACGCTTGCAACGGTGAATTTCAAACTGGATGCGCTTTTCTCTGACGGCACATCCTGGTATGACCGTTTTGTGACGCTTGATCCTTCGCGCATTACAGTAACGCTGACAGAGGCCGTTGCATGAGTTTTGAGCGCGGGACATTCCGGCAGCTCACGGCACCGGGATATTTCAACTTCTCGCCTTCTCAATCTGAGAAGACCGCACAGATTGCGGCATGGTTCGACGGTGTGACGGAGTTTTTCCAGGATCAACAAAACCTGTTTGACCTCACCTTCCGTCAGTGGGCCACGCGGGATTACACTGGGCTCACCCCCTCGCTGCAAATGTTCCTGTACTATTTGAGCCAACGTATCGGGTTCACGTGGATTCAAAGCAACTTGAACACAGAAAGAGATTTGCTTTCATACCTGTATTCCCCGCGTCCTGAAATATTCTCGGACTGCATCAATCAGCTGTACAATCTGCTTGTACAGGTGGGCTGGATCTCAGGCGTGGGGCAGGTCATTGCGGGAAAAGGCGCGCCGATCAATTTTGCTGAACTTCTGATCATCTTTACGGATGCGCCTTATGTACCCAGCACCCCCGGCAATACCGCGTATGCACGGCGCGCCTGGGCGGCTCCTTCGGGCTGGACAAAAGCCCCCGCGTCATCTACCTACATGTGCCGTGGTTATCTGTACAACGGAGAAATTGTCTGGCTGCCGCCGGTCAGCACGGCCGCAGTAATTTCCTATTTCGACGTTGCGGCCCTTTCAGACCTGTCTTTGCTGGTAGCTTCTGACGGAGACGTGGCCGGGGTATTCGATGACGGCTCCGGGGACACCGGGGCAATCTACACATTTTACGACGGCGATTGGTTCAAATGTTCGACGCTGTACAATCTGCAGGGGTCCGTATATCAAAACACTTATCTGGATTCGTCCGGCATTTTCGCCCCCGATGATCCGCTTATTACTTCACAGACTCCGCCGCCGGTTTCCGGGCCGTCAAAGGGCTACGGCTTTTATGGTCTGTTTGGCGTTAACCCGACCACTGAAAACGTAGAGCTTGTTATAACGTTAACCGCTGACGGTTTCGCCAATCTGGGGGTCATCATTGCGCTCATCCGCAAAATCAAACCCTTCGTGAACCGCGTCTACCTTTACGCCACGTACGGGGAAGACGTCTATCTAATCGAAATCAAAGACCTGTGCGCCATTAACTAGCGAGGAAAAAGAAAATGTCATTGCCCTACCCACAAGACCCCGCCAGCCCTTCCGCCCCGAATCCGTATTTTCCGGACAATGGTTTTGTACGCGGGGACCAGTTCCGCGCGAACAACGCTAAAATCTGGGCAAACACTGAATACCTCGACGCGCTCATTACGTCGGAAGTGGCGGCGATTCTTGCGCAGCTTCCGCGCGGGCTTTTGATCGGCGGCGTCCTGAAAGATTCAAACAACCCGCCCACCGTGCAGGCGGGAACCTACGACGTAAAAGGTACAGCCGTGCAGGTAACGGCGGATACCGCTTTGACATGGCTGGCGAATTCGTTAGGCGATACAGCGATTGCCAATAACTACTGGTATTACGTAGGAATCAAACCGGGTGCAATCAAGGTTCACCTTGCCTGGGGGAATTCCGCGCTTGGTTCTACAGCAATTCAGAAAATAACCTCCGTGGGCGGCGGCGTGTGGGAACTGGGCGTTTTAAACGCGGTGGACCTTTCGTCTTTCGCGGTGGGCATGGTGGTACCTGTTACCGGCACAACGTCCACCGCTAACAGCGGTGTTTTTGAAAGCACAGCGTTTTCAAACGTAGCGGACTCCGGGGGGTCCGGCCTGAAATATATCCGTGTCAGGAACTCAAACGGCGTTGCACAGGCAGGAGTCGCGGGAACCCTGACTGCAAACTACAGGGTTGGAAGCGTGACCACGGCCGCAGATACCCGCATTTATTCCCCTGCCCCTACATGGTCCGAAACGTACGGGGAGTTTCTGTCAGACTATGACTCGTCCTACAGGCTTATTGCCATGTTTTCCACGGACGGATCGGGAAATGTTGTGGACGTCATCCCGTTCGGGCAGGGCTCGAAGAAAAACGATTCCCTGATTGCTATGGATAGCGTAAATACCTACGTTAACAACGCGATACGCTTTACGAATGTCTACTACAACCGTGGAACCGATGTTACGCTTTCCGATGACGGGACCGACGCTACCATGTTGACGGCTAACGTTGCTGGCTGGCTGGATATAAGCTGTCCTTTCTTTGCAGCGGGCAGCACGCAGCAGGTGTATTTTGTCAAAAACGGAACAACCAGCACGGGGCAGAATGACGCCGGGCTAGTGGGACAGGGTTTCTCGGCGGCCGGTAACTATGGGGGTGCCAATGCCTCTGGTATCTGGATGAACCCCGGCGACGTTGTACGTATCTACGCGGCGAGCCTGACACTCAGTGTGACCCCCGGAACAACGCGTTTTGTCGCCACGTTCAAAGCTGCATAACGGGGAATGGAATGGCTAAGAGAACATTTCCCCCTTGCATCGGCTCTGCTCGGGATTCTGACCACGGCGGGCGGCGGCGTTCTGGCTTTGTACCGGGTGCTTGCGGCGCGCGTGGATGAGAAAATGAGTGCGGCGGTTTCGATAGCGGTTAACGAAGCAGTGCAGGAAATTATGCTAGATTTTTCTCAGGTGCGGGAACGCGTGGCGGCGCTGGAAGCGCATTTCATGGACTCTAAAGAAGATATACAGGAAATCAAGGGAAAGCTGGACACGTTAGGCGGGCACGTTTTGCAACTGCCAGACAGACTGGCCGAGGTACTGAAAAATGAAAAAGCTGATTCTTAAATTGCAAGCATGGTGGTACAAACGCAGACCGCAAAAGCGGCCGGGGTTCATTGACCTTTTGTTCAAGTTCCGGCTTGCACAGGCTGCACAGTTTGTCGGCAAAGCTTCGGTCCTGTGGTCCGGGGATTCCCGTTTTCACCAGGCGGAACCTCAGATAAATGACACACCGGGCTGGCTGTGTCTTGCGGTTTCCGGGTCCACGGCAGATCCTGACGGTTTGAAATACGGGGCCGCGTTAACCGGCATTGTAAAGCCCCTTGCTACCGTGATAGACTGGGACGGGAATGACTTTTTACAAGGCCGCGAAGTCAAAGACGTTTTGAATGCGCACCTTGCGGTCCGTGGGCGTATTGCTATGCAGGGCGGTTTTGTCCTGAGTCTGGAGCTGTGCCCGCTCGGGCTCCCTGCGGACAACCCGGTCAACGTCAAAATTGCGCGATTCAATGCCGCACTGGCCGCCGCCATAGGGCCGGACTTCGTGCCGGTGAATGACAAACTGGCCCCCGGCGGAACCATGCTGCAAAAATACGACAGCGGGGATCACATCCACTGGTCGGCAGCGGCCTTTGAAGACGCGGTTTTCCCGCGCGTGAAAGAAGCATTGAAAGCGCGGGGGATTGTATGATTGCCACAGACAAGATAGAAGACTACTTCAATTTTACGCACCCGCACCGGATCAGCCAGCCAGGAGCTTTTCAGCACCGCCTGGGGGCATTCCAGACCTGCGGCCGGGGTAAACGGCCCCGCCTGCCCTACCCGTCTATCGGTGTTTTGCATGTTCCCGTCTACGACGCTGGCGGGCCTTCCGGGGATCTCACTGCGGAAATAGTGGCCGCCTACCTTGCGGACCCGCCGGAAAACCAGAACCCCGAGAAATACGGCCGCCGGTTTGCGTCCGTGCATGCATGCGCAGATCGCGACAGCTTCGTGCTATGCCTGCCGGCTGACGCGGTGTGCTGGGGCTGCGGCAATTTCAACACGGCAGAAGACTCCTGGGAAGTGGAAATTGCCGGGCTGTCCACGGAGCCGCCGGGGTACTGGGCCACCGAAGACGGTACAAAAAAGCTGATGCAAGCTGCCCGCGCTCACGTAGCGGCCGCGAAACTCGCTTTCGGGAATTCCTGGCGGCTCGGACTGGTACCCCCGCAGCTCGGGCAGGTAGACGAAGCCGGGCGCGTTGCGCGCTCCGGATGGCTCCAACATCGGGATATTCCCTACTGGACGGGCACTAAATGGGCACAGCCCCCGGCAGACAACATCCGCGCGGGCCAGCATTCCGACATTTGCGCCGGTTTCCCGTGGATGCATTTTTTTGGAGTTCTGGCGGCGGAAATCAATAAGGGTTGACAGGGGCCCCGCAAGGGGCCCTTTTTTGTGCAAGGGCCGCAAAGGCAAAGGTACAAACGCCGATGATTCAACGGCACTATTTACAACACAAGGACGCTACTATGAAGAGCGAAGATCAAGCCGCCGAAAATCTGACCGAAGGAATGCCGCAGGAGTCCGCACCGGCAACGCCTGCACGGAAAAAATCCGCGAAGAAAAAAGCGGGCAAGAAAGCCGTGAAAAAGGCCGGTAAAAAATCAGGAAAGAAGGCGGCAAAAAAGAAGGGGAAACGATGACAAAAGTCAGGATGATTTTTGTCATTGCTGCGGCGGTGCTTTTCATAACCGGTTCTCTGCTCTGTGTAGTTGAATCAATTCTAAAAGTCCCGCCTACCGTCCTGGGCCCTTACAACGGGCCCTTCGGCGGTCTTGAGATAGCGGCCGCCGTGGTGTGTCTGGTTCTGGCAATTGACCCGGACCGCATACAGGCGGCCCTTTTGTCCAGGATCCAAAAAGACCCCCCGGCGGCCCCGCCTGCCGTTACACCCCCACCACAGGAGCCCCCGAAATGAAAGCATTGTGGATTTCTCTTCTACTTCTCATAGGAACCGCCTGCACTGTAGGCCAGCGCGAAGTGTTTGAAACATGGAAACCGTACAACGACCACGGGCACGTTTCCGTCATGCATGGCACAAGCCGTATGCACTGGGCGCGCGTACGTAACGAGGTTGACGCATGGTTCGAATAATCGCTGCACTTCTTCTCTTTTGTGCCGGGTGCTATTCCGCCCCGGTGGTCAAACCCGTAGACACGGCGGACACGCAGGCCCAGAGCACCCAGAGCGCGCAGGCGCTGCGCACCCTGGCAGAACAGAACGGGCTCCCCGAGCTGGCCCGGCCGCTGATCTCCCGCGCTTCCCAGGATCTAGACGCCTGCTCGAAAAAACTCGGCACGGTTTCTGACAGTTTGAATACGTGTTCTAAGGCCCTGGCAGAATGCAAAGCCCGCTATGAATCCGCGCGGGATAACGGCGGCGGCCTGTGGGCGCGTTTCCTGACATACAAAAACTATGTATTGATTGCGCTTGTGGCGTTTGGAATTGGTACGGCTTTCGGCCGCCTGATTCTGTCCATGCTGTGGGCCGGTATTCAAGCGGCCGTGCCGGCCCTGAGACGCTAGCGGTTTTTTAGTTCCTCCAACCTTTCCTCTAGCATGGTAGACGCCAGCGCGTACATGCTGGGGGCTTTCCCGTAGCGGTCGCCAAAACGCGCTATGCAGTCCGGCGTCTTTCTGTAGGCTTTCAGTTTTTCATGAGTTGCGGGGGCGATACGCAAAGACGCGCCCTGCATTGCCCCGGTCAAATTTGATTCTTTCACTTTTTATTTCTCCTTGTGCTTCTCACACATCGCTAACAAAGTGTCTTTCCAATCACGCCAGAAGCGCTGGGCATGCTGGTCCATTCTGTCTATCCGTGCGTCGTTAAACGCTGCCCATTCTTTATGCGGGTGGAATTCGCATCCTATCTGCATGTGATTGTCCCAAATAGTAACAAACCAGCGCAGATTCCCGATTTGTATCGGCGCTTTCGTGACTGAGATTTTCTTACCGTCTGCGCCCCTTAGGACTGCGCCCATTAGGACTGCGCCCCTTAGGACTGCGCCCCTTAGGTCTGCGCCCGTTAGGTCTGTGCGCGTTAGGACTGCGCCCGTTAGGTCTGCGCCCGTTAGGACTGCGCCCATTAGGACTGCGCCCCTTAGGACTGCGCCCGTTAGGTCTGCGCCCGTTAGGTCTGCGCCCGTTAGGACTGCGCCCGTTAGGTCTGCGCCCGTTAGGTCTGCGTCCGTTAGGACTGTGCGCGTTAGGTCTGCGCCCCTTAGGTCTGCGCCCCTTAGGTCTGCGCGCTCGCCCCCGGCCGCGCCCTCCATCCATCTCCTGTGATTCAGCAGGATTTCCTGCAAACGTTTAACTGTGATTTTCATAGCTCACACAGTAACGCAGGAACCGGAAAAAAGCAACAAAAAATAACAAAAAAATAATATTTTTTTGTTGCAAATTCTCGGGGGCTGTGTTTTCATATGAGTATGAAAACAAAAGGAACAAATACAGTAAGCACGGAGTCAGCAAAACTACTTGTAGAAAGGTACTTGAAATCAGAGGGGGACAACCCCCAGCCTACAACAGAGCAGATAGACAAAACATTAGAAGCTGGCGCTGATGCCTATGGTTCACAAGACGCTTTTATTCAAGTATTAAAAAAACACTTTGGGGTGTAGAGATGGAAACAAAAGGAACAGAAAGGATTTTGACCGGTCGGTTCTTTCGCGAACCGCTCAAGGTTTTTCTGGCGGCGTTGAATGTCGCTGCCGTGGAAAGCCGGAAGCTGACGCAGACAGAACGGGCCATCAAAAAAGTAGAATACAGCCTGGAACATGATTTCCGGGAAGGGTTCGCACCGCGCGAACACAAGTTAGACGCGTACAGCCTCGCAGGCCGTGAACTTGCAAGACTGGAAACGGCCAATATCGAAGATTTGAAAATCGCAAAAATTACGCAGGTACGCGCACAGCTGAAAGCGGCTGAAACGCTGGTCGCGGAACTTCAGCGCATACTTGCAGAATTGGACAACGAAAGGGGTCCTACGGTATTCCTGGAGCGTCAACGGGAGTTTCGTGAAGCCCGCGAAGGAAGGGGTAAAAAGCGGGCGGTCGCTGTATGATTCTGCTCATTGGTGGACGCGGGCAGCTCGGGCAGGCGTTGCAAAACGCCCTGCCCGAAAACTCTTTCGTGCTGGCCCCTCCTGTAATTGGCAACATGTGGGCAATTTGTGACATGGCCCGCAGACCGGAAATTGAAACGGTCATAAATTGCGCCGCGTGGACGGACGTCCGGGGAGCAGAAAACCCGGAAAACTGGCTGACCGTGGATCTGCTAAACGTAGCGTTTCCCGGAACTCTGGCGAGGATCTGCCGCGACCACGGCAAGCGGTTTATAACGTTTTCAACTGACTATGTATTCGACGGCGCGAAGCGGGAACCGTACACCCCGGAAGACCGGCCGAACCCTATTAACCGATATGGACTGTCGAAATACGCGGGAGAAGTGATTTGCAGAAACACCGGGGCGGTTATCATCCGCACCGCCGGCCTGTTCTCACCGTACGGTCCGAATTTCGTACACACGATTTTTGACCGTCTGCGGGTGCAAGGCGTGGTCAATGTCACAACGGCGCTGACTACCAACGTGACCAGCGCGGACAGCCTCGCAAGAGCTGTAGCGCGTACGTTAGAGTTTGCCACTACACCACCGGGAACCTACCACTACACGGACCCCGAGCCGGTCACCTGGTATGACGTAGCCGCCCAGGTAGCCGGTGCTATGGGTTTAGCACCGGACGCAGTCAGACCCACGGAAAAGGGGGACGGGGTCACCCGGCCGCTTTTCTCTGCGCTGTGGTGCCCGGTGTTTGATCAGAACTGGCGGGACGAAGTGGCGCGCGTGGTGGGGATCTTCAAAGCGAGGACTTAAGTATGTCGGCGCTGGACAACTGCGTGTGAGCGTAGAAAGCCAGCGTTGTACTTGTCTGGCTGTGCCGGGCAAACCGTGACACCGCGTCGAGCGGCTCCCCCTGCTCCAGCAAATGCGTAATTCGGGAATGCCTCATAGTATGCGGGTGCATGTTCCGGCCCAGCACCTGCCTGGATACTTTGCTCATAACGTGGCCCATGTGCTGCCGGGTGTAAGGTTTCCCGTTATGCTCAAACAGGTAGACCCTGCCCCCGTACGTTTTCCGGATCTGCGCAAAAAGCTTCTTTGAAATGGTCAGAATGCCGGCTTTGCTGCCTTTACCCACTACAGCGGCAAGTACCGCGCCCCGATCCTCTTTGCAGTCTTTCAACCGAATAGACAGCCCCTCGGACACCCGCGCGCCGGTATCATACAGGAGCCGGGCAAACAGCCCCACGTGTTTCGGGGCTTTTGCCAGGAAGCGGCGCACTTCAGCCCGGCTGAAAATGTAACTGGAATGCACCCGCAATTCTGTTTTCGGAAGTTTGATTTCACGGAACAACGCGTCAAAACTCGCCCGCACACGGGAGTCATGCGAGGGGTACGCAGCGAGCAAAGCAGATTTGACGGCTACTTTGTGCAGGGCGATAGTCCGCGCGGAGTAGCCGCGTTGCTTCTCCATTGCGAAAAACTCCCGTACGGTTTCCTCATTGATCGGCTGGCCGGCGGCGAATTCATTGAACCGCCGCACCGTGAGCGCGTAGTCTTTATGTCGTGGCACGGGGAGCTGTGCCGGGGCGTTCTGTACAGTTAGCGCGTTCTCTTCCATACCGTAAACCACCGGGCCCGGCCATTCCGACCGGTGCCCACAGCAACCGCTGCAATTTCCTTTGCGCCCTTCGCGCTGGGCCATGCATAATCTATGACGCCGACGTGCCCGTCAGTCAGACGCAAGCAATCCGCCAGGAGCTTGTTTAGATCGGGCAGCACGTCCGGCCCGCACCGGTAGTTTTTTGCATCCTCCACCGAATACGGCCGGTCGATTAAAATGGCGTTGGGTGAAAAAGATAGCCCGTCTATCTTCCGCGCATCCATTAAAATGTCGGGTTTGCACAACGGGTCAATATCCAGCGTCAGGTCATTCTTTCCGAATCCGCTTAGAGTGATTCCGCCCTTCTTGCCGTTGTAGTTTTTCGCGTGGCCGCCGCAGACGTGCAAAATGCAGGCGTCAGGATTGCCGCCCACCAGCATCGGCCGCGCGCGCTCAAGGAATCCGGCAGGATACGCGCCGTAGTAGGTCCGCCCGGTCTCGGGGTCTTTTGTTTTTGAACGTCCAAGAATCCAGACGTCTGTGATTGGTCGATAGCTCATATCAGAGTAAACTTTACATAAGTAGACATTTTGGAAAGTGAAAAAAAGGGCCCCCTGCGCTAACAGAAGGGCCCTAGCCGGCGCAAATTCGCCCCCGGATCGTAACCCGAGGGGAGCCGCAGTTCCCTGCGGGGTGGAAGAGACAAGAATAGTTCAAACGTGGAGAGCTTCAAGAAAAAAAGGGCCCCTGTGCGCAGGGAAAACACAGGGGCCGAAGTAATGGAGGAACAAAAAGGAACTACAGGGACAGAATCAGCCCCTTGAACCCGAGGGAACGTAGACGCGCGGACAGAGCCCCGGTCAGGTTGCGCGACAGGATGACCGCAACGTCAGCCCACGCGACAGTCTCCGGGCTCATCGGATTGATTTCTAGATTCGTGCCAGGTGAAAACTTGCCCTGTTTTTCCGGGGTGTCATCTACCAGATAGAGCAAGGACAGCGGGTCCAGCCCGTGCACTGTCTGGGCGAAATTCAAAAACACGTTAGATTTTGCGGACGCCGTAACGCCTATTATATCGCTGTAAGGCGCAATCATTTGCAGCATGGTTTTGACCCTGGCTACGTCCAAATCTACGCCTTGATTGAACTCCACAATCCAGCCAGGGGAGAAAAACGCCTTCTCCTGTGCGATCATGTCCACGCATGCGGGTGCATGATCGAAACCGGTACCGGGCCGCAGCCAGAACCGCAAAGTGCCGCAGTGAATCGCAGGAAAGAAAACCACGTTTGCCACGTCGAACCCGTGCCGCCCCGCCAGCGCAGTCATGGCCGTAACGCTCCAATAGCTTACATGCTCATGGTAAATGGTGTCAAAAGCGCGGTTCTCAATCATGGCTTTGAAGCTCGGGACTTCGATAACAAAAAGCCCGTCTTCATCTATAGAAGAACGTACCGCGCGGAAAAAATCGTGTATGTCGTCAACATGGCCGACCACGTTTTGAGCGATAAACGCGCCCGCGTAACCGTGCTTGCGCACAAACCAGACAGCCGTGTCTGTGTTCCAGAAGTCTTTGACTTTCACGTAGTCCGCAGGAGCGTCATCCTGGGCAACGTCTACAACAAAGCCCCGCGCGTCAGGGATGACCGCCAGGACTTCCCGCATGCATGCCCCGTCATTGCCGGCGATGTCAACCACGGACCCGATGCCCATCGAATGCACGGCGGCAACCCGCAGAGATTCAGCAAGCCCCGCGCAATGTTCGCGGAAAACGCCGGACACAGACGATTTGTACACGTAGTCCTTATATAGCACTTCAGGACTGACCACAAGCGACAGCTGCCCGAGTTTGCAGCTGTGACAGGTCATAAGGCGCTGTTCATAACGCGGGGCGTTCAAAGCGCTTTCGCGGTCAGGCTGCAGACCGTTAGACAGGGGCATTCTCCCGAAGTCCATAACTTCCGTAAGCGGGCCGCCGCATACTCTGCATTCTGTGTGTGGGTGTGTCTGTTTGTATTCCATGTTTTTCCTTTTCTCCTACTTTACGTCCGGCATTTCTTTCCATCTTCTCAAAAAACGAGTGATCTCCTGGAAGAACTCAATTTTGAATTCTTCTGCGGCCCACTCGTCGGGAAGTGTGATTTCTTGTATGTGTGAATCCCCGAGACCTTCACCGTTCAATTCCCACAGATTGCAGTCTACCTCGATTTTTATGGGCTTTTTCATGTTTTTCCTTTTCTCCTTTGTCTCAGTTATGCACAAGCAAAACGCCGGGCACAAGCTTGAATCTCTGCCAGCCCCCGTTTTCCTGTGCAATCTTGTTTAAGTACGTCCAATCAGATGAATGACTGTAATCAGGCCAGCCCGCTTTCCCGGCCAGCTCCGCGCGTACCATTACACCCGCGCAGTCTATAAAACCCCGCCGGGGGCTCACCTGAATTATGTTGTACCCGTCTTCCACGTTCTGCTTTCCGGGCTGCGGAACCTGACCGGGAAAGCCCGCGTAGTTGTGGACCATTGCAGAACAATAAGCCCCCGGCGCGTCCGGGTTGTCATCTAACGCCTTGACCAGCTTCTCCAGATAAAAAGGCGCGTGGTAGTTGTCGTGATTCGTGACCACTACATAAGTGCCCTGAATCTTTCCAGTTTTGATCTTCTCCAGGTACTGTTCCCGGATCGGATGCCCGTAGTGTTTGCGCGGGCCCGGCTCCTCTATAAAATGAATGCGCTTGTCTTCGTAGCGCGGGAAATCATTAGGAGCCGGGCCGTCATGCACCAGGTACAATTCCCAGTTGTGATAAGTCTGGGCGAGCATTGAAGGGACCAGCACCGGGTGTGTCTCGTACGCGGTTGCAATCACAATCACTTTAGAACCCTTCGCTTTCAGGTTCCAGACCTTTTCAAACTCCTGCCGGCGGTTGATCCAGCCATGCCCGCCGCCGCCGCTGTCCCAGGCGGAAGACTCCCGAAGCGCTGCAATCTGCACGGCTTTGAGTCCTGCCCCCAGCACCTGTTCCCGCAGGGTGTGCGGCCCACGATGTTCGAACCGGTAGCACTCTTCTTTAGTGCGCACAGGGTCCACAGGGAATTTGAGTTTTTCTGCAAGCTCCTTTCGCAGCATAAACCCGGTTGTCCTGACATGTGTTTTGATCTGTGAAGAGATTTCCAGACACGTAAGGCCGCATAACGGATCTTTGAACGGAGCGAGGTAGTCCGCCACGAAGGAAGGTTTCATTGCAAAACAATCGTCCGTGAACCATAGCAAGTATTCGTAATTGTAGTCAAACCCGGCCAGACGCTTTCTGCACACGTCCTGGAAAGCCCCGATGTCCATGCCGACATTCTGCCGGGGGATGTAACGCGCTCCGGCGGCCTCTACTCTGGCCCGCACTTCCGGCGACGGGATTTCACAGTTGTGAATAACTGTGAAAGTGACCCCGTCGCGCGGTACCTGGGCAAAGATCGACAGCCAGTAGTCCAGATTTTTCATCCGGTTATAAACGAGAACAACGACGGAAACCACTGTCAACGCTCCTTTTTGAGCCCCGGTCTAAAATCGGGTGTCAGTAATTCGAAACCTTCAGGAGTTCGTTTTTCTCCCCCCGCGTTTCTTCGGTCACATTCTTCCTGAATGAGAACCATGCCCGCAGAAATCCGAGCGTCCTGCAAATACAGAACGAAACTGCCGGACTCGTCCCCGATACACGGTACCCACGTTTCTCCGATCTGCGCAATGCCTGCTTTTATCATGTTCAACGCTCCTGTTTTATGACTGGCTGGCAGCGGCTTTCCACTCTGACCAGCGGGTCCGTCTGGATCATGTGAAGCCAGACCCGCTGGCGTTCACCTTCGCAGGCGGCTAACGTTTCAAAGACTGCCTGTCTGCGGTCCTCTTCTCCCGAAGGGAAAATCAGAAGAACTGTAAAAATCCATGCTGTAATCATGGCGCCCCCTTGTCCAGACCGGTCAGCATGTACTGGGCACGGCGCTGGTCGTTCAAGTCAATCTGCCGGCGAAGCTCTAACGCTTCGTCAAGTGCTTCCGGGAAACTGCACCCGGTAGTCTGCACAGCGCCTTTTCCATGCAAGGCCCCGCGCATGTGCCCCGATTCCCATTTTCTGCCAGGCGTGTCATACACCTGCCTGATTTGTTCTACTCTCATCGTGTTTTTCCTTTTTTGAATTTCTCTGCGGATTGAATGACGTTGTCCTTCATGTACAGGCGGGAATGTTTTCCTTCGCGGTGGACTTCGCGCATGAAAAACCCGTTTTCACGGAGCCAGATTGCGGCCTGTTTCTGGGAAAATCTGACGTTAGACGCGTGGGCGCTGTCCTGTATCCGCTCGGCCATACTGCGAATCGTAAAGCCTGCCCGAAAGAAATCTTGATAGGCGGGGTCGTGCAAACACTCGTCAAGGAAAATGGTCAATTCGTTCTTGCTGTAGGACCGAAGCTCAATTTTGGATTCAGTGACCGGCGGGGGCGCGTTTACGTGCAGTTTGTCCGCGTACCCTTCCAGATAGTCGATGATTGAAAAAAGCCCCTCATCAAAAGTCTGTAAGAGCGTCTCATAATACCCGGTTGACTGCGGCTTTTTACGGTTCACGATAATGAAAAACCGGCGGTCTGTGGCGCTGATCGGGAGCGCGTTCACGGCATTTGAAAAGAATATGAAATTGCAGAAATTCTCTATTTCAAAGGAACGGACGTACTTGTCAGAGATCCTGACGCGCGGTTCTGTGATCCAGTTTTTCAACTGGTCGAGCACCGCGAATTTCTCAGACTGCCCCAGCTCATGCACGAAGGTAAGAAACTTGGATTCAATCCAGGCATTGTTCCCCCGTGCTACTTCAGTGTTTGACGTACTGACCACATAGGACGCGCCCGACACCGCCTGCAGAACCTTTTCAGACAGGTGCTGCAAAACGCTCTTCCCGATGCCCTCATATGTAGAAATCAAAAGCAGTGCATGCTTGATCTTCTTCCCCGGTCTTAGCAATGCGCAGGCAAGGAACTTCCGCAGGTGCTCGAATTCTTCCTCCGTGTTCGTCAGATAACGCAGATGCGTTTCAAACGTTTTCACGTCGGTCTTGCGCACCTTCGATTTTTCCACCTGGGCGATCGGCTCAAAAGTATTGTAGAACGTAACTCCGGCGGTGTCAAATTCCTGCGGCTCTTCCGGCCGGAATGCCAGGCGGTCCCGAAGGGATACAAGCCGGAAAGTCAGAACGTATTTCAGCGAGGTCTTGACCCCGGTTGCATAACACACCGCGTTTTCGATCTGGCCCGGCTTTGTGTAGCGCAAACCGGTTTTCGCGTTGATCAAGATTTCCGCTTCCGCTATGTACACAAAGTCAGACAGAAGCTCTGCAATGCGGCAATCCTCTTCAAACTTGACTGCCATGCGCTCCGGCTTCTCTGCCAGATAGCGCCCTGGCGGGTGTTTCGCGTAACGATAAGCGCTGACGGTCTGGTGTGAAACTACAGACGCGGACTCGGGCGGATCACAGAAAAGGTCATTGAATTTCTGTACAATGCCGAGCGCGGTTTTCTCATCTACAGCAAAGTCACGGCAGCGCAGGGCGAATTGATACAATGCCTGAGAGCGTCCACCGCCGCTGGTGATTTTCGGCCGGTCTTTAAGCAGGATGTTCTCAAGCCCCGCGCCTGTTACAACCGGAGCAGGTGCGGCCTTCTCCGCTTTCTCCTGTTTCACTCCGGCAAACGCGGACAGCGGGTAACGGGTCCGGGGCATGGTGCCAAGCTGGTAGCCGGGCCCGGTCTTCCCCTTCTTCTTGTGCGCGGTGTAGGGTACCCGCATTAACGCAGCCGGGTGCGCGGGCAAAACGTCAGCGTCTACAAGTTTCGCAATACGCTTCAATGTCTGTTCATACCCGGCAAAATCCGTCTGCGGTTTGTCTAACAGATAGTAGACATGCCAGCGGTCAGCACGCGTGAAACTCCATGAAGGGACCGGAAGGCCCTTGCCCGTGAAATACGCGGCAGGGTCTTCAAAACGTTTCTGGTCAAAATCGAAATGCAGAATACCGATTGCAGCTAACGCAGACTTTCCACGGCCTTTGCCGTTCTTCTGCACGGTGCCCGGTTTGTAGGTGGCCACGGTGTAAAAAAGTTCCTGGCTGAAATCCAGCTTCTTTGACTTGAGCTTTTCAACCGGTACGATTTCACACTTGAACGGAGACAGGCGGGAGACTAAAACCGCGTCCCCGGTGCAGCCTGCGTAGACGTCGGACAAAAACGCTGCAGTGATTTCGCGGTTATTCATTTGACTTTGTCCCCTTTGTGGAATGACGTGCAAACCACAGTTTTGGAATTCACCGGCATTCCGGGCAACCACGGAACCGACGCCCGCATGATTTTTTCGATGCGCGAAACCCTGCCGCCGGGGGCACTGACGTTCAATTCGTCGTGAATAATCAACTTGACCGACGCGAAAGGCTGAATTGCCAGAGCTTTTTCTACGGACACGTCAAACGCCACAGCCTGCACCAGATTTTCGTAGAACCCGCCGGGGCGCGCTGTCGTCCGAAAGCCTTTCCGGGGCTCCAGATAGGAGAAAGTTTTCCAGCCTTTTGTTCCTGCCGTTTCAACACGGCAGTCTGCGTAATGTTTGACCCGGCCGGACGGCAGCGCCACAGCCAGCCCGGTTTTGCCGCCCAGGACAACCCGCGAAAAGCCGATGTTGTGGACCTTACAGAATGCCCCCGTTTCCAGTACCCCCACGGCAGCCTTTATCAGATTGAACCAGACCCGCTTAACGCTCGGGTTTCTCCGGTGGTAGCCGTCAAGAATCCGGCCGGCTTCTGCTTCTCCGGGGTCTGGCATTCCATAGGACCGGATTTGTGCCCGCAAGCGGTCGGGACCCATTCCGTAGCAGGCCGCCAGGATGACGATTTTGGACAGATTGCGGGAAATCTCGGCCGGGAACCCCATCGCATCCCCAAAAATGGTGTATTCGTCCTTTCCGGCGCCGGCGTCTGCGGCCCGGTATATTTCGAGCGTCTGCAAATCGTCACGTATCCACGCGCCCACGCGGGGCTCAATGGCTGACAGGTCCGACCGGACCATGAATTGCCGGGGGTCCGGGGACAGGCAGGCCCACAGAAGTGAGGAAAGCCGCTTGACCCGCTCCCCGCGTTTGCCGGTCTTCAGGATTCGCCGGATAGAATCCGCACAATGCAAAGAATCGTCCCCAAACCCGGCCCGCTTGACGTTCAAAAGATTGATACCGCCGCCGGCCGGCCGGCCGGTGTGCGTCCCGTAGAAAATACTTGAATCGTAAATGCGGGAAAGCTTGTTTTCTACAATCAGCCTGAGCTTGTCCGCTCCCCGGCTCTGGATCTCTCTATAGAAGGAAATCAGATTCAGGCAATCTTTCGGCAGCTTCGCCCCGCGTTCTGCCAGAAAATCCTCAAGGTCTTTCTCTGCTATGCTGTCTACCGGGTACCCATGGGCGGCCAGGTATTTTTTGACCTGGTCCGCGCTGGCCGCAACCGGGCTTTTGTCTTTCCCGTAGGTGCCGAAGGCCCGCGCTGCGGCTTTGCGCGCTTTGTCTTTCTCCTGTAAAATGCACGCATACAGAGACTGCGCGCGGGGCTGGTTAACCAGAATGGGACTCTGATTCATGCGGTTAATCATGCCGTGCATTTTGACCGCGTACGGGTCCATGCTCCCCGGTTTCGTAAGTACGTTGTACAACTTGCGTAGAAGATTCACGTCCTGCTTGTTGTACTGCTCAAGGGCCTTTTTTTCCACGCGCTCAAGCGGCGCACCTTCGCGCAGCTTTTTCAAAATGGTCTTGCCAGCGTCGAGCTTTTGCCCGAGCCCGAAATAAGCGGCAGCACCGTCAAGGGACGCGGGCACCGAATAATAACGGCACAGGGCCGCCGTGTCTATCCATTCAAAAGAACCGCGGAACACCTTTCCAAAAACAGCACGGTCGAAGTCTGCGTTGTGCGCTACAAACAACGTGCCCGGTTTTGCAGAGCTGCGCAGACTCATAAGCGCGTTGTAAGGCGCGTTGTTGGCAGGCCCCAGCGCGTATTGAATGCGCCCGGAACCGACAGCCCAGGCAACGGAAACAACGCGGAAATCCTTCCCATTCACGTAAGCAGTAGGACCCAGGGAAATGTCAACGTCAGAGTATGTTTCAAAGTCGATAAAGATGACAGGGGGTTTCATTTGTGCGCCTGCCTTTCAAGTTCCGCAATGTATTTTTGCAAATCGTTCTGAGTCTTTGTGCAGGTTGTCGCTTGCTTCCTGTTTCAAGACTTCAAAACCAGAAGCGTTTAAAAACCCTTCTGCGTTGTCCGCCAAAACCCGGTCAAAATCCACCGCCGCTTGCAGCGCCTGGTCAATCAGTTTTGCCGCTTTGTCTGAAATCATGTTCCATTCCTTTTCGTTTCTTTGTGTAAATGGTCGCCCCGGCTGTCACACCGGGGCACCGAATGGTCAGCGGTGTTTCTTCTTGCCGCTGCCTTTTTTCTCTTCTTTTTTCTTCGCCGGGGCGTCTGCTTTTTTCACGCCGCCCACAACTGCTTTAGACTGGGAACCTTCCCACGGATCGGACGCGCCTGAAATTGGCTCGCCGTCATCCGCAAAACGGATGCCGTTCAAATAGTCTTTGATTGTGATCGCCCCGCGCTGGTTTGCGACAAAAGCCACTTTCGCGTCAACGTAGCACCCCGCATAAAACGCGTCATGCGACGGATTGACGTACAGCCTGCCCTTCGGCCGAAAGCCGCTGTCTACCTGTTCCGCAGGTGCGGAAGGGTACAGAATGCGGCAGCCCGGAGTCTGCGCCGGCTGGAATTTCTTTTCATCAAAATGCTCAAGGGCTACGTCTGGAGACCAACCTTTGATTTTCTTTTTGGAGAAGGTTTCCCGGATCGATTTCATAAGCGCGTCAAGCTCTTTCCCTTCGGGAATCTCAATGCCGGCTTTGAAATTGTACGTGGTGGTGCCTTCGTACTCGCTTTCTACCACTTCGGAAATGCCGTCGAATACAAGCCGCACACCTGTAAACATCACTTCAACGCCTTTTTCTGTGGTGGTCACGGACTCAATGCACGAACCCGTCTTTTTCTGAGTTTTCTTTGATTTCATTTTTTACCTTTTTTTAGAGTTTTCTGAGTTTTTTTCTGCTATTACGTTTACGATTACTTCACGCAAAATTTCATTCAAGACTGACGTGCCGTGAGTAATCTCCCGCGCAATAAATCCTTCGTAGGTATACGCGCAGGCTGCGCAGAAAATCCCCTTAAAGTCGGCTTCATTTGATTCGTTTGAACAACCTTTTACAGAGCATTTCATTTCTTCACCGCCTTTGGAGTCTTTTTCTGTGCTGTCGTTTCTGGGGCTACTTCCACTTTCACGATTTCTCTGGTTGTCGTCACTATGTATTCGGCCGCCGGGGCAAGATCGAATCCGTCTTTTTCGAGCTGCCCCGGAGTGCGCATTTTCTGTTCCATGATTTGAGCCGGCTTAACTCCAAGTGCTTTTGCAATCATGGCGGCGTCAACCCCGGAAGCAAAAACGCGGGCCGCGTTTTGCACTTCTACACGTACGCCGGGAATCCCCGCGCCGTTTTTCACAAGCTCGGAAACATACTTTCGAATATCAGCAATGGCTGCAGCGGCAACGGAAAGCGTTTTCAGGTCTTCCGCTGTGATTTTTTGCAAAGCCTCTTTACGGTGGCCGTCTGTCCCGAAAATCTGCGGGTCTGCAAAACGCTTCAATTCGTTGCGGAATTCAACACACACAAACCGCTTGCTGCACCACCGGCACTGATCGCCGGGCTGCGGCTTCTGCCCGCGTCCCACCGCTCTTTCAATCGCTTTGAGCTTTTCAGAAACGTCTTTCACAAGCTCTTTTGCATCCCGCAGGAAATGCTTCTGGGCGTTCAAACGTGGAGACACAAGCGAAAGATGCACATCTTCGATCTTTGCACGTGCTGCCGGGGTCATGTCCATCAAAACCAGATATGCATAAAATTCGATTTGATCCGCGCCCAGATGGTCGATGCCCGCCGGGCCCGTCTTCCAATCTACTACGTACAACTTTCCTTCATGCAACACAATAGCCCGGTAGTCAGGGAGACCGGAGAGATTCCAGACACCGGTTTTTAACACGATTCGGTTGCTGTCTACATGCTCAACCATGCCCGGAACTTTCGCGGGCAGGTAACGGCGCATTTTCTCAATGTCCGCCGCTATCTTTTCGTGTGCGTCGGTTCCGTCCGCAGCTTCTGCCCCGTCTGACATGAGTTTTTTAGAAAACTCGATCGTCAGTGACGCCGGGCATTTCTGCGCAATGGCGAAACTTGAACCGCTTAGATACAAACTGTGCTTTTTCATTTTTTGCGTTTCCTTAATTTTTTCTTTTCAATATGGGTATGGCCGTCGCTTCTTTTAACCGCCTGTGAATTGTCTTCACATAAAGAGCGTCTTTTTCTATTAGAATGAAATTACGCCCCGCGTGGACACATGCAACCCCCGTTGTACCCGAGCCCGCGGCATTATCAAGAACGACGCCGCCAACATTTGTGTACGTGCGAATCAGATACTCGAACAGCGCCACAGGTTTCTGTGTTGGGTGGGTGGTTTTTCCCTCGCTCGCAAATTCAAGAATAGATCTTGGATAACCCGTGGCGGCTCTGATATGAACTTGTGCGGATTTTCCGAAGTTTCCGCCGTTATGCGATTTTCCTCTGTTCACTTCTTTTCCATAAGGGATTAGACCCTGTGGGTTATAGACCGTTTGTCCACACGCAAAAACTAAAATGTCCTCATGCTCCCGCATCGGCCGGCGTTTTGCGTCCAGATGCCCAGTGGGTCTTGTTTTTTTCCATACCCACGAATACCGGAGCCAGCTAAGATTTGATGCGCCTAGCTGAGATGTGAACGGTTGGGCGCACGTCAGCACAATTACGCCGTTTTTCTTGATAACTCGTTTATACTCTTTCCAGAGCGGTTCAAGCGGAATTATGCTGTCCCACTTATTCTGTGTCGTGCCATAAGGGAGGTCACACAGAACCATGTCAATAGACCCGGTTTCAATACTCGGGAGGGCTTCCAGACAATCGGCATGCATCACATTATCATAAAAATTTTTCTTTTTCATACAAACCCCCTGACGCCTGTTTCGGTATCGTGCAATGTGTCCAGATTGTCGAGCTTTGCGCGGACTGCTTCGGCCATGCGCACCTCGACGTCAATGTCTGAGTACAAAATCGACTGGATGGCAGCGGACTTTGCCCCTGCGCGGTGAATGCGGCCCAGTGCCTGTTTCAAATTCACGGCAGACCAGTCCGGCATAATGAGCGAATAACGCGGCTTTCCGTTTATGTCGTGCAGGTCAAGCCCCACGCCGCCGGACTGCAGGTTACACAGAATAACCGGCGTTTTGTTTTCCTGGAACCGCAGGCGCTCCGCTTCCCTTTCTTTCGGGCTCTGGCCCCCACGAACCACTGCCGGGCTGACGCCGCCTAGCTGAATTGCTAGCTCATTGATTGTCTCATTGAAATTGCAGAACACCGCAACGCTGTAGCCTTCATCTATAAGATCATCCACTTTCTCAAGCACGTATGGTATCTTGGCTTTCTCGGAAGCCTGACGCGCGCGAAGTTCTTTTACCAGGTGGTCCCCGCCTGTCTTTTTATCACTGGCGCGTAACGCTTTGAAGTAATCTTCGTACGCTTTTTTCAATGCGGAGTCTTCCTGACTGGAAACGATTTCAATGGAGACGTGGTTTTGCTTGAACATCTCTCCCGCGTCTTCGATGCTCATGGCAGACACGAAAGGCGCAATTCTGCGGCGTGTAATGTCCACAGCGTTTTCGGTCTTCGGCAGCCATGACCCACCCCACTTGTTCTGTTCGTAGTAGTAGCCGCAGGCGTACATAAACGCGGAAAATGAATTTGTGTTTGCCAGGTTGAAAGCGTCATTCCATGCGCGAAGGTGCTCTGCGTGGTGGGCGATTGTCGCGGACAGCGCAAGGATTTTGTAACCGCTCCGCGCAATGCGTAACATGGTTTTCGCATTTCCGGTTTTGTGGTTCTTGCACCGATGTGCTTCGTCATAGATGACAAGAGCATTCTTTGGAAGTTTGATTTCCTGCGGTGTCACGAATCCTTTCGATTTTGTAAGTGATTCGTAATTTACGGATACGAGGGAGACGCCCAGCGCGGCAGCGGTACGCCGCCAGCCTGGCAGAGTCCCGAGCGGTGCCACGACAGCGGCAGGCCGCCCGAGTTCTTTTGCAACTGTGAGCGCACAAATGGTCTTGCCGGTTCCAGTTGCGGACAGATCAAACGCGCCGCGTTTGGTTTCAAGGATTTGAAGCAGGCGGTCAACGTGCCGCCGCTGGTATTTGTAGAGTTTCATTTTTTGTTCCCCCATCTCACGGGATGCCCGTATAAAAGGGGCGGCATGGTTTTCGCGGAATGAGTAGTGTGAGAAAAAAGAACCCCGTTTGAAATCACAATAGTCATATGGCCTGTAATTATGCCATTGTAATAAATTTCGATAGCGTATACCGCTTCCGCATGGGAGCCCAGAGCTTTTTTGATTGCGGGCATTCCGGTTCTGGTGTCACTGATTGCCCACCGGTCCCCGTCGAACCCCGTGAACGTGAATCCCTTCAATTTACCGGTTGCGTTTATCTCAATTGTGGTGTCTTTCATTTCAGTTTTCCTCTGTCGGATGAATCCGAACCTGACGACATACAGACACAGCACGAAATCGCCGTCAATAGTAAAATAATATTTTTTTACATGCCCTGACCGGAGCCGTCTTTCTTATAGAAGAGACCTGCACCCGGAGGGGGCGTGTACGGCATAATAAACATTTTCAAGTATTGAATCCCACAATCCCACAATCCGGGGCCGTTTTTTGAGCTTTCTGTTTACTTATCAAATGTAACGTGAACAAATGACGGTAACCGGCGAAAGCCGAAAAATGACTGACGTTATTCGATTTTGGGATTGTGGAGCGTGTAAAAAAGTACTGAAAAACAGGGCTTTTTTGTAAATATTGGAATTTCTGTCCCAGAATCCCACAATCTGAGAGGGGCATTTTTCGGGGTGCGGCCCTGAGTGACAGACCGATCGGTCTGTCCATTTTACGGGGCGGCGTCCAAAAACGGGTTTTCGGTCTGGATTGTGGGATTCAGCATTTTTCAGCCCGGAAACACGCGGAATCGGGATTTTCTAAAAACACCCTGAAAACAGGGCTTTTCTATGCGAAAGTGAAACTTGCAAAAATTATACTTTCCCACAATCCCACAATCCCATAATCTTTTTATATTTAATGATAAATATACGATACTACACACATGTATTACTATACGTATGTTTCTTTTTTTTCTCTACAAAGAGAGATGAATTTCACATTGTGGGATGGGATTGTGGGACAGCCTGTTTTGTTAAAGTTACATTTTTTTACTTGTCTTCCTGCCCGGTGTGTGCGAGTGTTCACACATGGGATTCACAAAGCTAGACCCGGCACAATTGCCGGCAAAAAAAGAAGGATGGACGAAAGCAGAACTTGCAGCGCGTTACAAAACGTCTCTCAATGTTATAGCTGTCTGGTTTTCACGTCTGCGGAAAACGAAACAATACACTGTGGAGCGTGTGCGGACGCCTGACCGTTACATAGTGCGCAGAGCAAAGAAGAAATGAAAGCGAAGCCGGAGAAAAAACAGAAGCGTTCTGAGCTTGAGATTTCTTTTGAAATCAATTTCGCGAAGAAGCTAAAGCGCGCGGGGTTCACCGTTGAGACTCAGTACGAGATTCCTGGGTATCTGTTTAAATACGATTTTTGTTTAACACGCTGCAGGATGCCCTACGGTGTGTACGATGAAATTTTACTTGAGATAGACGGCAACGGGCGCGGGCACACCACGGTAGCTGCCAGAGAGCGAGACGCGCGGAAGGGAAATGTTGCCGTGCAATGCGGGTACAGGTTTTTCCGCCTGACCGGAAAGCACTTTCAACGCGGGCTGCCGACAAACTATGTTCATGAGTTAGTAGACTGGATTATCAAAGGACGGTAGTAAATGAAAAACGCTTTCAAATATGGCTTGACAGATGACGGGGTAGCCAGTGAAAACACTGGGAATGAAACGCAAAGGGAAACCACGCGGGGCACGCAATCTGCAGAACCTGAAGCCTTGGAAAAAAGGTGACCCGTCTCCTAACCCCGGCGGCCGTCCGAAGTTCGCTGCAATCTCTGCAGCCATGCGTCATATTTTGACGTTAACCGAACAGGAACGCCGTGATTTTGTTCCCGACACGCTGGCGGAGAAAATCGCAATGACGCGCGTCATGCAGTCCGCATTGAAAGGCGGTTTGTCTGAAGCGCAGTTTGTCGCGGATCGCACAGAAGGGAAAGCCCTGTCAACGGTGCGTAGTGAAGTAGACTTGAAAGGATCACAGGTTGTGATTGACATTCTAAACCCGCCAGAGGAAAAATGACGCAACCATTCAAAAAAGTTGTTCCAATATCTGGAAGGGGGAAAAGCCTATGCGCCGCGTCACAGGGTAGCCTAAAAGTGGCTAACGTTGAAAATCAAACTCCAAATGAACAAAGAGCCACAAAGACCGGCGGGACCAAACATCCCGCCGGTTTTCTTTTCGCATGATCCTTAAAGCCTCAGTTCTCCCCAAGCAAGCGCAGTACATAAATTCGACCGCACCCGTGGCCATGTATAACGGCGGCGTGGGTGCGGGGAAGACGATAGCCGACGTTCTTCTTATCATCAAGCTCATGGTGGAGCATCCTGGCATTGACGTTCTGGCGTGTGCGCCTACCTATGCCATGCTACGGGATACGCTCATGCGCGAATTCAAAAAGTACTGTCCCGAGGTCTTGCTAGAGGATTTCAGAGAAGGTATTTACCCCGAAGCAGTTTTTCACGCGTCAGGCGGCAAACAGTCCACCGTCCGTTTTCGTTCATTCGACAATCCCGGAAAGCCGAAGGGTATCACTGTGGGCGCTGTGATATGCGATGAGGTCACGGAAATGCCGGAGGAAGTCCTTGACGAAATCTTGCGGCGTCTCCGTCAAAAGGGTATGCCGAATTATTTTCGCATGACCACGAACCCGGACAGCAAGCTGCATTACATTTATCGGCGTTACGTCGAGCCCTGGGAGAAAGGGGAAGTCACGTCAGCCGATTTTGAGTACATCCATACTACGTCTTTTGAGAATTTCCTTTTGCCCGAGAATGCACTTGAGCAATTGCGCAAACTCGAAAAGCTCAGACCCGGTCATTACATGCGGTCGGTACTCGGCGAGTGGGGTGATTTCCATGAAGACAGAATTGGAGCTTTCGAGGAAGTCCCGGCCTTTTCCACTATGTACCGGGTTGCATTTGTGGACACTTCGTATAGTGACCGCAAAGCGACGGACAGAACTTCGGTGACGATTGTGGACTTTGTGCCGATTGCCGGCAAAGACAACAAGTACTGGCCGATTGAATTCACGGGGCAGAGCTGGGAGAAGTCCATCACGCACCCCGAGGTCATAAACGAAATGCTGCTGTTTCTTGACCGGTTCCATCCGATCGAAACGCAGCTTGAAAGCCAGCTCGGGGATAGCACACGCCTTTTCATAGACCGGTTCCGGGAAGCCGAAAAGCAATTGAAGCTGTCAGTCAAAAATCACTGGACAACCTACCACCAAACGCGTAACAAGCATGAAAGAATCATGCTCAATGTCGCCGGCAACAAGGACCGAATCAAAGTTCTTTCCGGCACAGATGCGCATTATCTCAACTCCGTTGTGAACTACAAGAAGGGCGCACCGCATGAAGATGAAATTGATTCTCTTGCAGGTGCAATCGAACTGTGGCGCACATCGAAAGCGTTGAACGAATTTATCCGAAGGATGGAACGTAAATGAAGCCAGAACGATTTGAGCAAATCCTGGAACGTAGAAAACAGCTAATGACAGCTGTGCTTTCGAGCAAAGCGAAAGAATACGCCAGCGACGTGGACCGCCTTCAAAATTTCTATGATGCTTCATTGCTGTTATACCCGGTGGAGCAGGAAGGCGACAGAGGCGCGCGTTCTCTGGCTGCGCTGTTGTTTATGACCAAACACGTGGTGTCCGTTTTTCAAATGGTGAAGTCCGGGAGCGGGTACACTCGTGAGCAGTGGGACGAAAAGTTAGGCGATCTTATTAACTACGTCGTTTTACTTGAGGCAACGTTAGAGGACGACGGTAGAATCGTATTCGAGGCGAAGTCATGACCGCACCGAAAATGCTTGAAGAGTTAGCCAGAAGGAATTTCAATTTCCAGATTGAATGCGCCGCCGGGAAATGGTGGTGGACATGCGGTTCAACGTCTACAGGCGAGTTTTCGTCTTTTGAGTTGTGCGTGATTGACCTTTATCAGTACGCGATGAGGCCGCGCTGAATGGCCGCGTTCTGGCAAAAACTCTGGTCTGGTTACATTGTCTGGACCCCGTGTGTATCTACTCCTGTGTACTACTTGACGCCAGCCTGGAAAGTTGCGCGCGTACAGGGGAGGTCACCCACTTGAAAACTCCCGAGCTGGTTTTCGGCGTAACGCCTGCCGAGTACAAAAAGAAAGGGCAGAAGAAATCGGTTAACGTTGCGGAAATCGCTGTTATTCAAGAGTACGGCACGGAGAAGATCCCGCCTCGCCCCGCATTCCGTCGCGGTCTTGAAGAAGGGGTCAAGGTTAACAAGAAGCTGATCGGCGCGCAGTTGAAAAATCTGGTCCAGCGTGCAGCACAGGGCCGCATGTCAGAGGTTCACCGCTCACTGGTTGTCATGCTGACGCAGATTGGAAAAAGCGCGAAAGCGAAAACGAAAGAAATCATTCGCACCGGAGACGAGACACCAAACGCACCCGCAACGGTAGCGAAGAAAGGTTTCGATCATCCGCTTTTTGAAACCGGGCTTTTGCTCGAACACGTAGATTACGAGGTCAAGAAATGAGCAGGAAACACAGACGCGAATTTACGCGTATGATGAAAGCCGCAATGAGAAGACGTCAGCGCGGATCAAAGGCCGGTGGTCCTTTCTGGGCAGGCAAAGAAGGAAAAGATTGGAGGTGGGCAGTTTGAGCACGCGTACCCTTTATGAAGCTTTGCCAGTTGCACAGCAGCTGGAAACCCTGCTAAGCGCAATCAAGGTTCTGAAAGATCTGCCGGTTACGAAGCTGGCAGAGAACAAACGGCTTGTGTCTGAAATCAAGGCCGTGGTGAACGGCAAGGGCCTGACGCGTTTGATTAACGACATGCACAGGGATTATCTGGCAGCGCGTAACGTAGCGTCTAATGCGAAAGACGTGCCATTTGGCCCGGAGTCCCCTGAGTTTCTGCGTACCTTTGCCAGATACAAAATGGCGGCCCACAACGTTTTCACGAAGGGCCTGGGCGAAGATAAAACACATTACACACATCCCCTGACTTTGCAGGGTGCAACGGCGTTTAACGCCCCCGAGGCTGGCACCGCGTACGAAGAAAAACGCGCTGAGGCCGCGAAGCTGAAAGAAGCAAAAGAGTTTGAAGAAGTGTTTAACTCGATTTTTTCAGACAGGTCTTTGCAGATCGGTACCGCGTATGACCCTACACGGATAGGGTCTTACATTGATTACAGCCCGTATATTTACAATTACCAGTACTATCTTTCAATCCCCACGCTTTCACAGACGATTGACAAACCGATTCAAATTGCAACTCGGGCACCGGTAGACATTCAGTGTGAAGACGATGCGCTAGACGAATTGCTCACGAAGATTCTGAAGCGCACCCGCTTTGTCGAAAAGCTCCGCAGGTTTCTCTTGTTCTCGCACCTGTCCCCGCGCGGTGCCCTGCTTGTCCCGATCTTGAACAAGGACGATACAATTCGTTTCAACATCTTCAACGATACGCAATTTACGTATTCCACTGGCTACCAGTACAGCCGGCTCGATTTTCGGGATGACGGTAGCGATGGCGTAACGCAGGTTTTCTGTCTGGGCACGCTTCTGCGTAACGGAGTGACCGCGCACTTTCTATGCCCCGGTTTTGAGCCGTTATTCGCTATCGGTAAAAACCGTTTGTTCCAGTTGAAAGACGCTGCGGAAGCCGTAAACATCTATCTCTATACCGTCAAGGTGTTGTGCATCCGTGCGCAGATTCTCGTGCAGCAATGGGACGGCGAGGGGCAGAATGATACCATGATTCAGCGCCTTCGCGCATTGACTGAAGACATTGACTCTTCTCTATCTCTGTCTACGTCGGTGAAGATTCCCGCAGGCGCAAAGATGGACATTTTGAACAACAACTTTTCAGAAGGCTTTTCCAAAGTGTCCCCGATTATCAAAGAATATCAGGGCATGTTGTCCGGTGTAAGTTCTGATTTTTTCTATGGGTCAGACACCGCATACAGCGCAAACAGCTTCAACATTCACGCGACGCACCAGAATATCCGGTCAGAGATTCAGGAAGGCCAGATAGAACCCGCGCTGCGCTTTGTGGTAAACCAGTATCTGAAATTTGACAAACGCTTTGCGAAGTGGAAAGACAAGACAGACGAATTTGATTTAGAATTTGCCTCACTGTATGAGCCCACGGACTCGGAGAAAGCCGACATTGAAGCGAAGCGGATTGACAACATAATCAAGATGGCCGGCTATCCTGAGCTTTCGGAAATTTTCAAGGATGAAAAAGTCCTGGGGAAAGACTACGTCCTTCCTGAGCCCGTAGCGCCGCCCACGAATACAGAGCCCCCGGCGGATGAAACACCGGATGCTGTGAAGCCCGCCAGTGGCGACATAACGCCCCCGCATGATTGACATTTTTGAAAGACTCGCTCCCGCCTACGGGCGGGTTGTGCGCAAGCTGGCCCTTGATACATGGTACGACCGCGCGAGTGTAGACGAGTTTTTCAGGAAGGCCGATTATTTCCGACGGCGCTATGAATCCGAGCTTGCCGGGTATTTCAGAGACGCCGGCTATCGTTACAACCCGCGAAGAATTAAAGACCTTTCCCGGAGGTGGCTGCAAGATCAGATTCTGATCCCCCGGAAGCTGGTCACCCTGGCTGATATGAAAAAGGGCAAGCTCTTAGAGTTGCCCAAAATGAACGAAGACCAGCGTACGGAAGTTTTGCAGCTCATGCAGGGCGCGAAGATCGTCACAGAGGGAAAAGTTTCTCCTGTAATTTCGTTTGCTGATAACCTCGAAGCGCGTGCCGTGCAGATAGGTGAGGACGCCGCTTTTGAGCTGGGCCGGGATCTGAATTCCGACACAGTGCAGCAAAATTCCGACGTGTACCTGTGGAACACGCAGGAAGACAAGCAAGTGAGACCCACGCACCGGAAGCTTGCGCACAAGCGCTTTTCTTATCTGCACCCGCCCACCACAATCGACAAATACGGCAGGAAGCACACCGGCAACCCCGGCACGGATTGGGGGTGCCGTTGTTGGGAGACCGCAACCACCGGGAAACCCCTTCTGGATTTTGTGGCCAGAGAATAAAATTTATAGTTGACACCAAACTTGCGGTGGGCTTTGGTTCGGGGGAATTGGTCCCGGAACTTCTGCCCACCATTTGTTATGCATTCGGGGTTCTGTCGGGCCTTGCAATCTTTCCGTATGTGATGGCCCGCGCCGGGCTCGGTTTCAAAACCCTGAAAAAGCAAAAACTAAAACCCAGCCTCTGGCAGCGCACCTTTGGTGAAGCGCGTAACGCGGCCGCCGCGGCCGCCGTGGTCAACGGTACCACAGACTACCAGAAAATAAAAACCGCAGAAATTGAAATTCCGGTTATCGCAGAAGACGTGCTAGTATATCAGGGCGGGGAACTTGGTTCCGCGTACCCTGACGTTACCCGCCTTTTCTATTCCAAAGAAGCCATCTCAGACCCGGACTATCTGGAAACCGTGCAGCGCTCACCTCTGCAGGTGCAGACCCACGAGAAGAACACCAGCGAATTCAACCGGGGCGTTGATGGATGGCCGCTGTCTGCATGGTGGGACGAAGCGGAACGCCGCGTCAAGGTGCGCGGGGTACTGCACGGAGAAGATAACGTCAGGTACGCGGAAGAAAATAGGAACCAGCCGAACTTTGGCACGTCTGCTTATATTAGCTTTCTGGAAATTGACCGCACTCCCGGAATTGCGCCTAACGGTAAACCCTATGACGCTGTAGTGCGCAAGGCCGTAAACAACCATATTGCGATTCTGCCAAACGTGAGAGACCCCAAAAATGTAATTCTGGCAATGAATGCCGTTAAGGAAGAAGCGAGCAACATGGATTTGAAAGAAGATGAAAAGTATACAATGGGTGATTTACGCACCCCTATGAGCGCGGCAAGAATTCGTGAATTGCTGGACGATATAGAAAAACGCAGGGGGCCGCAAGCGAGGAAAGACGCGGAACGTACAGTCAGCCGCGCAAGAAAAACCCCTGTGGTACCATGGAACGCAGACAAAGCAAATGCAAATAACCAGGAGAAAAACATGGATTACGATGAATTCAAAGGCCATATGAACGCCTACGAAAAAGAGAAGGACTCAGAAAACCAGCTTGTGGACAAAGTCACAAACGCGGTCCTTGAAAAAATGAACGCGACGAAAAACGAAGACAAGCCGTCAGATGAAAAACCAGTAGAAGAGAAGAAAGAAGCCGGCAACGCTGACGAAAAACCACCTGAAGAAAAAAAGGAAGAGAAGGAAGAAGCGGCTAACGCGCTGCCTTCTGAGTCTATGGTTAAGGATTTCTCTGACGCTCTGGGAATCCGTTTTGAAAATACCCCCACGCTCAAAGCTCTTGCGCTTGTCGCTGGTGTGAACAGCACGGGCTCCCCTGCGGAACTGATCGCCGCACTCAATGCAAAACGTGAAACGCTGAAACGCCCTGAGTCATCCGCCCAGAATTCCAGCGGTGCCGTTTCCATTGATGATCTCATCAAAAGCATGTAAGGAGAAAAAAGAATGCCAGTAGTAAACCAGACAGTGGGGAGCACTTCCCCGAAAACAGGTACTTTCCAATACGATGCAAAACGCATTGCAGGGATTCCTCTAAAGATCCCAGGCGCTGCAGGTGTTTCCAGCGTAACCAATCGCCGCATTGTGTCTTTGCAGCAAGACTCTGACAACGTTCTTTATGCTGTGGTTTCTCCCGTCGCGCTTGCGTCTCACATTATCGTAGGATGGGGTGTGCTTGAGGAAGCTCTGCAGTCAAACGGCCTTGCGTCCATCGCTCCAAACCCTAACACGTTTGTAGACGGTGACCTTGTGACGGTTCTGCGTGACCCGACCGAAGTTTATATGATTGACTTCGACCCATCGCATGAACCCACGGAAGGGATCAACACTGCCTACCTGGATGTGCAAGGCCGCCTGACTTCCGTTTCCGGGGGTTCAAACCTTGCTTTGCTTGGCTCTGTTTTCTCGGCTACCGCCGGACAGCAATTGTCAAACCAGCTTGCGGAAAACACAAAATTCTATCAGCTCTACACAGCGCTGAAACCATAATCAGGAGCGAATAACGAACATGCAAGGCATTAGACGTATCAACCAGAACCCGGCCGAACAGACCGTGGAAAGTTTCCTCGCCGCAGCCAATGCGGTAGCGGAACAACAAAGACAGCGCGGGCTGCCTCATGAGTTTCTCGACGTGCGCAACGCGCGCACCGTTTACCAGAAGCTCGTCAAAACCGCAATTGCGCTGTCAGACTCTTCCCATCCGAAGCACAACGAAGTTTTCAACTCGTTGACTGCGCAGTTCGGGAAGAACTCTGAAGCGGTTAGCTTCCTGCAATCCGTGGGCGACAGCCTGCAGCGTGACACGGCCGAGCTTGCAACTCTGTTTGCAAAAAACGGTCTGCCCGCCGAGAAAGCAGTAGAAGCCGCTTTCAACTCGATCGCCGGTAACCCGGTATTTGATCACTTCGGGAATCTGAACCTCCTGGCCGGTCAAATGTACCAGGACCAGGCGTTCATTGAGGCTTTCCTGTCTTCCGGTGACGCTTTCGCGGTTCCTACAGAACCGGGCAGCACCGGCCTTGACACTTCCCGTTTCCGCGCTCCTGTCGAGCAGGTAGCCGGCTCCGCTAAGATCCTGCAGGGCGATTTGAACCCGCACAGCTCTTTGCGCGCGGATGCAAATCGTACACAGATTTCTCTGTACAACGAATTCAAAAACGCGCTGACTCTTGGTACCGTGTTTTCGATTTCCCAGGCACAGAGAGATCAGGCGCTTGGTTACGAAAAAGCGGTGTCTCCTGCTCTTGCAGGTTTCATTCTGCAAAATCGCTACTTCGGCGCGGCACAAAAGCAAGTGATGAAACTTGCGGAAGTGCTTTTTGTCGGCGGTCTGAATGCAGCGGGAACGTACACGCCTAACGTGGGCGGCTCCTATGGCATTCTGTCGTCCGCAATTCAGCTTGCACTTGCAGACTGGGACGCCAACGCCCCCGTGGTAGCGTCCGGTGCTGACTGGCTTGCCGACCCTACCAAGCTTGTGCAGAAGGTGCAAAACGCCATCTACAAGCCAACCAGTGTAGCGGCGCAACTTGACCCGACAATTGACAGCGCGAACATGTACAAAGAACTTGTGCGCCTGTTCCAGCTGCCGGCACAGCAAAACGTCGATTTCACTCCGAAAGAGTGGGCGCTGTTTGTACCGTCTAGCTGGTATGGTCTTGCAATGCAATACCCGTCCGGTGGAACGTTCAACAAGCAATTGCAGGAAATGGTCACAACCGCAACCGGCGGAAAGATCGTAAACAAGATCAATGTGATTCCTACAAGCCTCTTGAACTACGGTGCGGACATTGGCAACGGCCAGTCCAACGCTTACAACTACATGGTGCTTGTGGCGATGGGTTGCCGTCAGGAAAACAAACCGGTCATTATGCCCGGGCAGACTGCGCTGCCGATTGTGACCAGTGAAAACGTCTCCGCGTCGATTATGAACTTCCGTACCGAATACATCTTCGGCGGGCCAATGTTCATGCACTACGGC